AAATCTGGTAAAGTCGTCTCTCTCAAAAGGAGAAATTCTCCCCGTTCGAGTCGGGGGTGGGGTACCAAGTTATAGCGAGTTGGCAGAGTGGCTTATTGCACTACCTTGGAAAGGTGACGGTCCCGCAAGGGGCCCGAGAGTTCAAATCTCTCACTCGCTGCCATTTAAAAATTTAAATAGCTGATGAAAAAAGAACTCTTAATAGGCAGTGGTTCTAATCGTGAAAAGCGATTAGCAATTGACAATAATAATGAATGGAACAATCTAACTACATTAGATATTAATCCAGATCATAAACCTGATGTTGTTTGGGACCTATGTCAGTTTCCTTACCCATTCGAAGACAATACATTTGATGAAATTCATGCATATGAAGTTTTGGAACATACAGGTGCTCAAGGGGACTATAAGTTTTTCTTCCAACAGTTTACAGAGCTAAACAGAATTTTAAAACCAAATGGTTATTTGTTTGCCACATGTCCAGCTTGGAATAGTATTTGGGCATGGGGAGATCCTAGTCATACTAGAATATTACAGAATGTACATTTAAATTTTTTAAATCAACAAGAGTACACTAACCAAATTGGTATAACTCCAATGTCTGATTTTAGAAACATTTATAAAGCAGACTTTGATAAAATCTTTGATCACACAAACGAAGATTCTTTCAAATTTGTTATACAGGCAATTAAGCCCTCTAGGATTTCAATTTAGGTCTTTAGTTTAATGGTAGAACAACGCAGTGACATTGCGTAGACAAAAGTTCAATTCTTTTAAGACCTACCAGTTGTAAAAATACAACATAATATTTTTAAAATGTTGTTGACATTCAACAGGTTAGGCATTATAATAGATACATAAGTTGTTAAACACATGCACATAAATGCTTAGGCCAGGCAGATGTAGCGGATTACAGCCTTGTTTTGATGCAAGGTGGGCAGGTTCAATTCCTGTAAATGTGCAGTTGTTTAATTATTTCAAAATAAATTAAATTTGTTGTTGACAAAGACGTAAGTTGATGTTACAATAGATACTTACTAAGCAATTAGTAAAAACGTTCTTTAAAAATTAGATACAATGTTTTTAACATTGTTCAACATATTACTCGCAGGAGGACAATGCCTCTGTAGCTACTGGTAACCTAGCGTGAAACTAGGGTAGTGCGTTTTCACAAGTGTGTTGAACAATGTTAAAAATTCAAGGGCAGTTTAATGTCCTGTAAACTAGCTTGCTAGTTTACGAAGAATAAGCAAGGTGACTTGCCCAAAGATGGAATGCCTACATACCATCGCCTCCCCCAAGGTTCGTTTAAACAAGCCTGCTCACTCCCGCGAGGGAGCCTTCATTCAGCGACGGGTGGAGGTAACAGTGACGCTGGAAGTTGTGGAAAGAACATTTGCTTAAACGCCCGCAAGGGGAACGTTAGTAGATGGAAAGTAACGAGTGGTGTCGACTTCACAGCAAAACCAGTCCAGTTAATTGGTATGAGAAAGGGTAGTGTATTTGTCCAAAGTGTTGCAACTAAGGGCTTGTATGCAATGTTAGTGGTTAGTGGGGCTGTCGGGAAACTGGCGGGGCAACACAGATCGCGAAACATCACTGAGTAGTCCGCAAGACAAAAGGTACATGGTGAGTTGTATTATGTATTCCAAAAGAGTATGTAGCAACAGTGGCAGCTCATCGTAGTAGGTTGATATAGTTCATTGGTAGAACGTCTGTCTCTTAAACAGAATGCGGCGGGTTCAATTCCCGCTATCATTACAAAAATGCAAAGACTGCCACGGTTATTTGTGAAAAGCATCTAAAACTTAGGACGCAAGTTAACTAAGTCTAGTCAAGCTCGCAAGGTAAGATTAGTTTGTGGAGGGGGGTTCGTAAGGTGTTAGCGCACTTGAATGGCTCGCAAGGTCAACGGAATGGAATCCGCAGAATAGCAAATAATGACAAGCCTACTGCCTGGCTTTAAAAACGGCGATGCTGTAAGCAGACTGGGATACCTAGCAATAGGGCTCAGTGGATGTCGAGAGAAAGTGACCTCGCAAGGGTTGCAATAATGCTCGAGGTGCTTATAGGTAGCATGTAATCTCAGTGCACCACTATTCTAAAGCACATTTAGCCTAGACATAGTACTGGGCGGTAAGGACAGTACACCACCGTCGTGAAAAGTACTAAGTGTGTTTCAGAATAGAAAAGTTTCAAGTTAGGAAGGTGGGCTTAAAAGCAGCCATCCTTTAAAGAGTAGGGCATGTGTATAGCACATGAAGTAGAAAGGTACCCCGTAACTGGTAAGGCCCATCTCCCTTTTAGCGTTGTAGCACACCTAACAATTTATTTGCGGTTAGTTTGCTAAATAAGTGTAGGAGGACTAACCTATGCCAATAGCAACCTGTTTATGTTGTAGTAAAGAGTTTAGATGGATGCCATCGCAATCACTAGGCAAATACTGCGGCAACGAATGTCAAATAACACACAGGCTTAATGAAGCAATAGCTTCAGGTGTTTACACTAAGTCTAATGCGAAGTCTTACTTTAAACGTAATAACGAATATAAATGTTCTTGTTGCGGTATAAGTGCGTGGAATGGTAAAGAGTTACGTTTGCAAATTGATCACATTGACGGTGACAATACAAATGACGTAATTGAGAATTATAGATACCTTTGTCCTAACTGTCATACACAAACGGAAACGTGGGGTGTTAAAAATGTTAGTGAGGAAGGTAGGAAAAGATTAAGTGATGGTGGCCGTAAAGGTCGCCAAATTCAGAAACAAATGGTTCGTTAGTCGAGTTTGGTCAAGACGCCTGCCTGTCACGTAGGAGACCACGGGTTCAAATCCCGTACGGACCGCCAAGTATTTGCGATTTAGGTTTACCTACGTCGCGCCAAGTTTATGCTTACTGAAGTTTAACTACACTGGATCACGCGAGTTAGGTACTAAGTCGACTAACTACCGAAAGCGCCAGGAAGATACGGAGTTAAACAGTCGGGTTCGATTCCCGCAGTGAGCACCTTTTTTGTTTGCGTGTGTACAGTTAATTCATATGTGAGTAGTGAGTCGCCCAAGACACTTATTACTGTACCTGGTACCTGTAGCAGGCTTGGCTTCATGCCGAGCTCCGTGCTTAACTTGGACATTAAGTAACGGCAGACAAATTCATTTTTATGACGCTATCGTCTATCGGTTAGGACACTAGGTTTTCATCCTGGCAAGCGGGGTTCGATTCCCCGTAGCGTCTCCATATTAAAGCTCATTAGAACTTCTGTGGGCATCCGCTTCCTCACATAGTGCAGGAGGCGTAACGGTTCGATTCCGCTAATGTGTTTTAATATGGAGTAGAAGCATCAATGGTGATGCAGTGGACTGTAAATCCGCCGCCTTCGGGCACGCCTGGTTCGATCCCAGGATACTCCACCAATATATTTGACTTTGTTAAATATGACAGCTATAATAAAGCATGTTAGAAATAACAAACGTTCATTAAAAATTTAAGTTACAACTATTGCGCAAGTGGTGGAATGGTATACACGCTGGTCTTAGAAGCCAGTGCCGAAAGGATTGAGAGTTCGAGTCTCTCCTTGCGCACCATTAGTTGTATTGTTTTGGAAAAATCCCTGTATGGGATAATGCACTTTCACTTACGTCACTGTCGGCCGGCACACGTAACGAGTTGGATACTGACGAGATATGATTGATCATCATGTATAGTAAGCAGTAAACATTAAAAGCAAACGATTGGGGTTGGGCCCATTCCATAACAAGACAATACAACTAATGGAAGGTTGGCCGAGTGGTTAAGGCAGCAGTTTGCTAAACTGTCGTTTCGAAAGAGGCGCATAGGTTCGAATCCTATACTTTCCGCCATTTTTTTAGATTTGCCCATATAGCTCAGCTGGTAGAGCAACTGACTTGTAATCAGTAGGTCCCGTGTTCGATTCATGGTGTGGGCACCAAGTTTTGTTAGAGTGTCAGCAAGAGAAAGTCACGCTATCTAGGTTTCTTCGAAGGACCGAAATAGTAGAAGGTAATGGGTTCAACTCCCAGCTACTCGGAAGGGTGGCGTCTGTAACGGAGACTACACTGGACAAGTATTCCAAGTGACGTACCGAGTCCCGCTCGAGCTTGTTACACGGGTGAATGGTTGCTATAACGATGGGGCAACATCTTTAACAAATTAAATTTCGGAATGTAGCGCAGTCTGGTAGCGCACCTCGTTTGGGACGAGGGGGTCCAAGGTTCGAATCCTTGTATTCCGACCAAGAACGTTCAGTTTAATCAACTGATACTGTGACCCGCAGGATGAGAAGTGCAATGATATGCACGGGTGGTAGTCTTTAAACCGAAAGGCCGCTAGCAGTGCGACAACGGGTCCTGCCGAGGAGCGGGTGGAGGGTATGTGTGATGGACTTAGTCCTGATGTACTAAATTACCGCCGGGGACTGTCAGAGCAACTAATTTAGAACTCTCCCTTACATACGGAGTATAATGTGATAAGTTGTATGTAACAAATTTGGGGGTGTAGCTCATTTGGGAGAGCGCCTGCTTTGCAAGCAGGATGTAGCAAGTTCGATCCTTGTCACCTCCACCAAGTATGCGGGGTTAGTTTAATGGTAAAACAGCAGATTTCCAATCTTCGGTCGAGAGTTCGATTCTCTCACTCCGCTCCAAAAACCCGGGTTACACTTTGTACTGTTAATTAAAGTGCGTGATTGCTGATACGATAAAGGCACGGTGCATTGGATCTACCGCAAGGTTCTCTTTAGGAACGACTTGAGAAATCACAAAGGCAGGGATCGCTAACCCGTCTAAATGGAAAAATTACGTGGACAGAGTAACCGCTCAGTCTAGGGCTCATGTGGTGTGAGTAGCTAGACACTTTTTTAAAATGTATTGACCACAAGTGGAAATCAAAGCCATGTACATAGTACTGTCGCAATATATTTTAAAAAGATTATTCCGCCTTAGCTCAGTTGGTAGAGTAGATGACTGTTAATCATTTGGTCCCTGGTTCGAGCCCAGGAGGTGGAGCCATTTTTATATAGGAAAAATTATGCAAGTTAAAGCACGACATATCTTAGTNGCAACATTAAACGAAGCAACAGAATTAAAGANCAAAATTTCTGCTGGCGAATCTTTNGCACAGTTGGCACAAGCACACAGTACATGTGGAAGTTCACATCGAGGTGGTGACTTAGGACAATTTGGNCCAGGTCAAATGGTAAAGCCTTTTGAAGATGCNACATTTGCTTTGAAAGTTTTAGAAATTAGTGAGCCAGTCCAAACACAGTTTGGCTATCACTTGATTCAACGTACTGGTTAATAATTATCGCGGGATAGTGAAGCGGTAAAACAGTAGTCTCATAAGCTACAGTCCCAGGTTCGATTCCTGGTCCCGCAACCATTTTAGAGAGAGAAAATGTTAGAGTGCTTAATTATTGGTGACAGTATTGCTGTTGGTACGAAAATGTTTCGTCCAGAATGTGCAAATTATGCACAAGGTGGTATTACTAGTCATGGTTGGAATAAGAAGTTTGGTAATAATGATTTAACTGCTAAGTCCGTTATTATTAGTTTAAGTACTAATGATTGGGAAAAAGCAGATACGTATGCGACCTTAATGAACATACGTACTAAGATCAAAGGTGACACAAAAGTGTTTTGGATTCTGCCAAATGAAGAATCAAAACCAAAAGCAGTGGCCAATGTACGTAAGGTAGCAGATCATTTTAATGATACAGTAATTCCTACTACACGTTGGCAACCTGATAAGATTCATCCTAGTTGGGCTGGATATAAAAGTATTGCAGAACGTACAAAGTGATGCTATAATAAACAGTATAACGGGTCCTTAGCTCAGTTGGTAGAGCGTCTGCCTTACACGCAGAATGTCGTCAGTTCGAACCTGGCAGGACCCACCATTAATAGGAAAACAATTTATGAACATGGATCAAGCGGCAGTATTTTTAGCAGGCAGTATTTTAACTATGCTAGGATTTATTGTGGTATTTGCAGGCATTATTCTAATCAATAATCTATTGAGCACGTATTGGAAGCCTGTTAAGATGTTTAGATACGACACTCCTCCAGATAGATTCCTCTCAGACGAAGAGATGGCTATTCTACATGAGATTGATAAAAAGAAAACTAAACATGAATAAAGACATGTACCCTCTTCCAGCACGTAGCATTGGCTATGATGAAATGATGCAGTACACAGATGTGTTGATGGAAAAAGTGGCTGCTTGGAAGCCTGATGAGATTATTGGCATTGCACGTAGTGGCATGCCGTTTGCTACTTTCATTGCACAAAAACTAAATTTAGATTTGGGTTATTATAATCCTAAGTATGAGATTTTTGTTCCAGCAAAACAAGAAAGTAAACGCATTATATTCATTGACGAGAACTTTGTCAGTGGCGGCACACAAGCACAAGTTCATGCTTACATGGAAAAGCATAAACTAGATTACGAATACCAATTGGGTTGCGTAATGTTAGACTTGTTCTGTCCAGATAAGAACTGTTTGCATGGTAAAATTTTAGACTTTTGGGCAGACGACATGGCCTGTTTCTTTAAGCCAATTAACATTGAAGAACGTGGAGTTAGATTCCGTGATTAAGATTGCATATGACCTAGACGGTGTTTTAGTCCCAGACTGTGATCATATTCCCAGCATCAAAAGTATTGACGAGTTCTACGCTCTAACAGAGTATATGAAACCCATCTTCAATCCAGAAGGCGAGTATGCTATTATTACTGCTCGCCATGCACAACATCGCAGTAGCACATGGACTTGGTGCAACAAATACTTGTTCCCATTGCCTGCACGTTTACATCATGAATGTACTGATGAAACTCCAGGTAGTTACAAAGCAGGCATTTTAAATGCCAATCCAGACATTCAAACTTATGTAGAGTCAGACGAGGGCATCGTTAACTATCTGCGTCATAATGTAACTACTGGGTGCGAGATCATTCACTTTGATGAATATCTAGCACAACATTTTATTAGATGACAATAACACAGATTTTAATTGCCTCTTTAGTATGGATGATACTGACTAGTATTGCATATACGCACAGCAACTGGAGTGAAATCCGTAAATGCTATGCTATGTGGTTTACTAAGGAATATTGGACTGATTACAATAAAGTAGAATTTGCTAGTTGGCTAGCTAAAGCAATCATTATTGTTCCAGGATTGATATTCGGTTTACAAGTTTGGTGGTTGTATTTTTTAACATTGGCCACCAGTTTGACCTTAATCTGGGCTAGTAACAAAAAACTACTTCCTACTCTAGTTGGATTTAACACACTATGGGTTTGGATAAGTTGTATGGTATTGGCACAACATTTGGTTAAATAAAAACATGCGGGATTAGCTCAGCTGGTAGAGCGCCACGTTGCCAACGTGATTGTCGTCGGTTCAAATCCGATATCCCGCTCCAAACATGGCCTCCGGAATTGTTCACATAGTGTACACCGGAGGTTTTTCTTTTTGTGCGTATTATACGCAATTTGTATAAGTAGTAATATGCTAACATTAATTCATGATGTCACTAATCCATTATTGGAATATATCAAGGACGATCCAGTTCGTCCTGAGATTCCTGCGGAGTTTCGTGTTGGCAAGAACAAATTTGTAAGCAGTCTTATTCAAAAAGAAAAACCCACAGCTATTGTGTGTGTTAGCTTACATGACTTTGTGCCTAGTTCAGTGTCGGACTTGTCACAAGATTCNGCAGTGCCTACTACTGCAATTTTTTACACTATTTGGAGTTATGCTCCAGGCGCAGGTGTAGAATTGTTACGTAGAACNGTAGCACAGATTAGAGTGCAATTTCCCACTATNACTCGTTTCGTTACACTAAGTCCTAAGACAGAAATGGCTCGTCGTTTCCATACAAAAAATGGCGCAGTGACTTTCCGTGAAAACGCAGACACAGTAAATTACGAATATATCATTAGCTAATTTCACTAGTAAAGTTTAATGTTTTTCACTATGTGAAATGCGGTGAATCTCCAGTATAATGTTTATAAGTACTAAAGCAAGACAGTACTTAACTTTAACTTAAAGGAGAACTACTATGTGGACAACACCATCAGCAACTGATATGCGTTTTGGTTTCGAAATCACAATGTACGTGATGAACCGTTAATCGTCGTAATAACGATATAATAAACCGTTGTATAACAGCAACGGTTTTCTTTTGGGTTGACAGAATACCAGTTATCAAGTATAATATGGTATATTATGAATAAAAATTTAAGGAATAGATGTACGAAGTAATATGGAATGAAGAAGTAAAAGAATTGGACAGCTTAGATGAGGCTATGAAGTTTAGTAAAACACTAAACTGTTATGTAGTGATCAAAGGCAACGGAATGGAAATTGTTGGCATCTTTGGTGCTGATAGTATTGAAGACGGAAAGTGTCCAGATGGTGTACCATACACATGGATGAAGAGACGTAACTCTTAATTGGAATTGATATGAACGAGAACGCTAAACTGTTAGCAGGTCGAGCACTAGATAAGGCAGTGTCCTATACTTGGACTAAGCTAGACTATGAGCAGATACAAGAGCTATTGGCTTGCCATGCAGAGTTAATTGTGCAAGAGTGTGTGAGCGTGGTAGAAGGCCTGAGCCCAGGTTACGAAGACTATCGCAATCAAATTGAAGATGCGTTCCGCAGAGATTGTGTAGCAGAGTTGAAACAACATTTCGGAGTTGAAGAATGATTACAGGACAAATTTGGTTTACTAGTGCAAAGTGTGTGGGAATTGTACAGATTGTGCAAGAACACGAAAAGCAAACATATCGCCAAACTGGTAATGCTGATTTCAAATACTACATTGGTGTAGGTTGGGGCGAGGATGAAAAGACTGATGCTACTTACATTGCCGAGCATGGCGCACCATTTGACAAGAAGTCAGGCGATGTTTTGTTCAACGTAATTCCAGGAACACCAGTATGAACACAGTTTGGGTTTTAGTCGCAATAGTTTATAATGGTCACTTTGGCAATGCTATTGTGCCCACTATGGAATTTACTAATCGAGAAAAATGTGAAGCCGCTATTGTGGCGTTTGAACAAGACGCACAAGGCAAAAAAGGTGATGCTCGTATGCGTTGCGTAAGGATTGAAAAATGAAACAAGTAGTATATAGAGAGTCAATTCTCTCTAAAGGTTCTCAAGCATTAGAGCTTTGGGAAGACTGGCAAAAGGCTAAAACAGATCGTAATAAGTTTCAAAAGAAACTTGACGACCACATGAAGCAAGTTGAAGTCAATGCTAAAGAATTGCTAACACGTTATGACAAGTAAAGAGAAAGTTGAAATAGAACATAAGGATAGGTTAGGTCGTGTACTGAAAGTAGGCGATTGTGTAGCGTATCCAGCAGGCAACACTTTAGTAATTGGAGTTATCAAGAAACTCAACCCCATAATGGTTGGAGTAAGCGCACTGGGCAAGGCTAGGACTTGGGGCAGTGCTAAAAATAAGTATCCAATGGACTGTGTTCGATTGGATGGACCTGAGGTAACAATGTACCTCTTGAAAGGAAATTAAATGAGTTATTATGACAAATATTGTAATGTTGATGTGTTAAAGGGCAAGACCTTGTCCAGCATCGACGAGAGCGGTGATGAGATTGTTTTTAAGACTACAGACGGTGAAACATATCGTATGTACCACGAACAAGACTGTTGCGAAAGTGTACGGATTGAAGACATTGCAGGCGACTTACAAGACCTAGTAGGTTCAGAGATTTTACTTGCTGAAGAAGTTGAAGGTGAAAGCCCAGCAGACTTCGAAGCATACGAGTCTTACACATGGACTTTCTACAAGTTTGCAACTCGTAAGGGTTATGTGGACATTCGTTGGTTAGGACAGTCAAATGGATACTACTCAGAAGGTGTATCTTTTGCAAAAGATTAGGAGACGATAATGCCTTGGATTGAAAATGTAGCCGCAAGTGATATCCCAATTGGATTTCATCACGATGCTGGCCCAAACAGTATGTTGATTAGTATTACGGATCCAGCAAGCTGGCGCCCTGAATCCAAGCATCAGTTCAAAGAGCGTCACAACTTTGAATTTTTGGATGTGGAAGAAAAGGACGAAGTGCTGGAGGAAGAAATGAAGTGTAGTCATGAGCAGGCCGCAGAGCTCGTTCGATTACTACAACACGCATTGGACAATCGAATGAATGTTGTTGTTCATTGCTTTGCTGGTATTTGTCGTTCGGGTGCGGTTTGTGAGCTTGGAGTCATGATGGGCTTTAACGATACTGAAAGATTTCGCAGTCCTAACTTACTTGTCAAGCACCGAATGATGAAAGCCCTTGGTTGGACTTACGATGAAAACGAAAAGCCAAACATTGATGATTGGCGAACTTTTAGGAATGATTTATGAAAAACATTTTCCTAGTAAGCGATACACACTTTAGCCATTTTGGCGTGTGTAAGTTTACTCGCAGTGATGGAGTAACTCCTCTGCGTCCATGGGACACTCCAGAAGA